GCGTGTTTCACGGGTCAACTGCATTATAACCAACGTGTCAAGTCTTTCGTCTTCTATTCGCTATCTGATCCCACCACTACCCCTATCCCACCTGTCCCCTGATCACCCCTGTCTAACCTGATCAACTTGTGCTCATAGTTACTAATAAGTATACAGCATTCCTTCCCGGTACCTACTCAGTTCCCCCGTTGTCCTCACCCCGCCGGCCGAGGAAAGAGGCGGGTAGCCCCACAATTGACTCAGAATTAAAAAACAACCGTTCCTCTTGACCTCCATGATACGATTCGTGTCAAGGTGGCGCAAAATCAGGCAAAAATAGAGAAGGTGATGCATGAGTTCAAACATGGCACGTTACACAGTGGCTCAAAAACCGGTCCGAAAGTGATAAATAGAGGTCAAGCCATCGCGATTGCCCTAAATTCGGCCCGAAAGGGTAAAAAGTGAGCCCCAACCCCTTCGGCGACGCCCTTTCCGGGAATTTTAACGAGCCGGCGAGCTCCGATCCTACGTCTGCGCCGGTGGAAAACATCCCGAAGCCTCAGTCCGTGGTCGCTCAGACACTAGCCAAACGGAAGAAAGGGTTCGGACCGGGGGTTTCGGGAACGCAACGCGTGACCAAGAACCCAGCGGCACTGGGGCGGGCGATTGCACTCGCTAAGCGGGCGAATCCGAGCAAGCAAAAGTATGGTTAGGAGGAGTTATGCCGACAGGCAGTGAGTACCAGGATGTACGATTAGGTTCGGGCGACCAGTCCTACAAGGGCACCGACCGGGAAATGAGTCCCGGATGGGACGCCAACGTCACCGCCGCGGGCCAGCAACCGACCTCCGGGCAGTATCCCAACGTCTACGACCGAGCCGCGGGTCAGGAACCCATGGGCACCGAGTCCGAAGACAATCCTTTCTACTACCCCAACCGGGCCTACGAGTACATCAAGTGCACCGGTCCCGGTCAGTCCTACGTGACCACTGAGCGGGAGTCTGTCTCCGGCGAGTTTAATATGTGCCGACCGGGGGAGACGGGTCCCTACCCCGGTACTGACATGGTTCCGAGCCCGACTCCGAGCAAACAGTTCTCTAGTAAGATGAGCGGGAATCCTGAAGAACTCTGTGAATCCACCCGCCCGGGTATCGAGGCCCATGCGGACCTGATGCACGTTTACGGTTACAACATGCCGGTAGCAACCATGGGTTCTCATCCCTGGCTAAGAGACGGCCTAGCTAATACCAGTGAACTTGAACCGGCCAACGCGGAACCGAAACGGGAATACAAGATACCCGCCCGGCAATCGGTCAAAGCTCCGGTAGACTGAAAGGATTGACATGGCCCTGAAAGTCATAGAAGTCTCAAACTGGAGTGCCAGGAACCTTCCCCTTTTCGACCCCATCACCACCGCCGCGGCCGCAACTACCGTCATCTCCGGCACCCTCCCCGGCGTGGATCGCTTCACCTCCGTGGAACTCTTCCTGACCGTAACCGCCACCTCCGGGACCACGCCAACTCTCGACCTCTATGTCCAAAAGTTGTGCGCTGACGGCGCCACCTGGACCGATCTCGTCCACTTCGGTCAGTTCACGACCGTATCAGCCACCCAGACCGCTTCTCTGATTTCACAGGTTGCTGCTCCGTACGCTACTACCGATGCCAGTCTGAGTACCCTGAAAACTGACCATATCGGCAATACCTGGCGGATCAAGTATGTGACCGGCGGCACCACCCCTGTTTATACGTTCCAACTCTGGGCAAATTTTTATGAATGATACAGCGCACGCGGAGCGTAAGCCATGACACGTAGATTCGTCGGATTCGGAGGATCAGCAGGTGGGGGTTCCGGCACCGTTACAAACACCGGCGGCAACCTAACCGCCAACGCGGTCGTGCTCGGTGCGGGCGGAGCGGATACCAAGGTCTCTACCGGAATCACCACCAACGGCGCCTCGGAACTTGATCTCGGAGTAGCGGGCACCTCTGGCGTCCTTGGCCTTAATGGCCTGACTAGCGGAAAGGCTACTCTTACAGCGCCTGCCGTAGCCGGGACTAGCACAAATCCAATTGTTTCTACTAATGCGTTACAGCTTCCTGTTGGTGCCGCAGCTACTCCCTCCTTGACATTCACGGGCCATGTATCCTCCGGCTTGTTCTATACAAGCGCCCACGGAATCACCATGGTAGATTCCAGTACCCCAATGGCTGTATTCGATTCCAATCAGGGAGTGGTTGTGGCCGATGGGAATGGGCTTCTCTTTAGTCCAAACGTTGACGGGTCCAGTGCCGACACCGCCCTGTCCCGGGAAGCGGCCAATATTCTCAGTATCGGAGCGGCAGAAGCCGGATTTTCCCGGTCTGCCGGATCGGGAAGAGTAACCGCCGACATTTCCCTAACCGTTAATACGGCAATCACCATCTTCAGTTTCTCACTTCCTGCTATTGCCAAACCTTGGGCTTGGCAGGCAGTCATTCCATGGGTATGCTCCGCCGCTACCGGTACTCCAACTCTTTCCATCGGCGTCAATTACACCCAGACTCCAACCGGAACCACTGGTATGCAAGCCGAGATTCTGACCACTAATACCGGAACCGGTACTCAGGCCTATGTTGCATTATCGGCAACGGGTGCCACCAATATCCTCACCACTGGTACATTAACCCCTGCTGCGACCGTATTCCAGTCCACCTGTTCCGGAACCCTTCTCGCCTCCGCCACCGCCGGAACCTTTACCATTACCATTACCCTGACCGCAACCACCACAACCGCACTGGCCAAGGCCGGCGCTACCTGCTGGTTCTACTAATGCCTATCGAATCCAAGACGTTTCTTACTCTTCCGATCAACGCCTCCTCTGCCGGAAACAACACCGTTATCCCGGCCCTCGCCGGTGCCGGATTCAAGATCTGGAAGATATGGCTGGTCGCTGCCGGAACCGTAAACGTTACCTACCAAGATGGGACTAACGCTTTAAGTGGGCCCGTGGGATTATTTCTAGGTAGTTCTGATACTCATAGCTATGATGGTACCGCCCATTTCTCGACCAGTATCGGCAACGCATTTGTTATCAATCTATCCGCTCCGATACAGGTAAGTGGCACCGTCTACTACACCAGAGGATGAATGAAGATATTTACATTTCTGATCCTCTTTGCAGTATCCGCCTTCGCCCAGGTATTCAATCCTAATCCCATCGTCTTTCCCGGAATCCCGTCCGGGAACTGTTCCGCTCCCAACACCGCCGTCAACACCTCCAACGGCGACTTCTATACCTGCTCTGCCGGATCTTGGGTAAAAGTTGGTTCCAGTGGAGGTGGCACAATTCCAGCTCTTGGAGTCGGGCAGATCATTGCCGGAACCTCTGGCACTCCCATTGCTCAATTCAAACCGGATATCGACGTCCGCGACTATGGGGTCGATTGCACCGGTGTCACTCCTAGCACAACCCAGGTTCTGGCCGCAATCACCGCCGCACGCGGAACCAGCGGATTCTCCGGGAAGGTCATCGGCTTGGCTGACGGAAACGGCTGTACGATCAACCTCGGTACAACTCAACTCGTAATCAAAAATTTCCAGGGTTTGCACATAGACTTGGGAGGTTCTCAAGGAAACGATGTCCTCAAGACCGGATTCGTCTGGCACGGAGCCAAGGCTACGCCAGCAATTGTGTTCGACCAGGTTCGTGACGCTACCCTCGAAAACTTCTACGTCTACTGTCCGGCAGCCTGTGACGCCCCGATGGTATTTGACACTCTAGCGCCGATCACCAACATTACCAGCCACAACCTTCTACGAAATGTGACCATCTTCGAGGACATCCAGAATTCCAGCCAAGTAGGGTTGAATATCTGCCCTACCGCTCCCGGAAACTGTGAGGACATGATCATCGACCGGTTCAGTATGATCTGTCCTGGCCCTGCAGCCACGGCGAACAACAAGGGCACGGCAATCCTCTGGCCCGGTGGAAACGCTCAGCCATTCGGATCGGCCGTGACCAATCCGGAAATCGCCGGATGCAGCCGAGCCATAGACGTTGAAAATGCCAACATCCTGCGTATTATCGGTGGCTTGTTCGAGAGCAACTACACCGACATCTACGCCGGGGCAGGGCGGGGAATCTACTGGGGCTATACCCGTAGCGAGCAATCAGTAAATCAGGTAATGCTCGATAACAGCGTGTCCGATTTCCATGCAGATCACATTTCATTCGCGGGCCTGACCGGTGGAAGCACAACCTTCACCTATCTGCAAACCACTGGCGGTACAAGGTTAAAGCTCAGTAATATCGATTGGGATAACGTTGCGGTGACTCCGGTTGCCGGACCTACTTCTGGAAACTCCGCTGCCCTGGAATCAGAGAACAACAACTATCCTAACGGAACCACTTGTCCAACCTGGGGGCAGTTCGGTCACGGTGCAGTAAGCATCAACGACAATTGCACCAATGTGAACGGATTGCTAAGAACCATGACCAGCGATCGGGAGTTGGAGGCTATCAGTTTACCTTCGACCGGTACTTCTATATCAGTACGTTCTCCAACGTTAACGTTACAGGGTGCTAATTTCGGGATCGGTGCGGACGCCTCACTGATATCCCACCTTCCCTTTGCCAACAGCTCAGGTTCATATCTGGCAATTAGTCACCCCTACACTACTACATTCGCCATGTCGCCTCCGGCCTTCGTGGGCGGGACTTCCGTAAGCCAAGTCACTACTCCGACCTTGACAACCGTAACCACCACCGGGACACCGGGCGGGACTTCCTACACCTACAAGATCGTCGCCACTGATGGAGTCGGAGGCACAACTCCCGCCAGTGCAGGAGTGGCAATCGCCACCGGCAACGCAACCCTGAGTGGTAACAACTGTAACCGCCTGAACTGGTTCGAGAATTCCGGAGCCTACAAGTATCTTATCTACCGCACCGCCAGCGGTGGAACTCCAAGTTCAGTAGGCTTAATAGCGACCGTATGGCCTTCTCAGGAAACCCCAACCGGATACTTTTTATCAGATTGCGGCCTTACGGGAGACACCACTATCCCGCCCACAACCAACACGACAGGCCAGGTTACTTCTACTGTACCGACCGGCCTTGCTCCGTTTGTGATCACCAGTACCACTCCAGTCGCCAATCTGACAACCGTCCCAGCAACCTATAACCATTCTGGAACACAGCAAACAGCAGCTCACATCGTTCAGGATTCCTGCACTCTTGGAACGGATTGCGCGGTGACCCTGACCGGAGCTTCGGTTTACACCAGTTCCACCAGTTATACCTGTGTCTGCGAAGATGATACGGCTATCGCCGCCTGCAAAGTGGCGCAGTCATCAGGTAGCGCATTTACGGTCACAGGAACGGGAACGGACGCTATCCGCTATGTTTGCGTAGGCAACTGATGGCAGAGACCATTACCATTGAGGACTGGCGCAATCAGCGTCAGCGGGCCCGTACCAGCTTGCTCTTCCTCTGCAACAACGTTCTCGGTTACAAGGACGTGCAGGCCTCCGTCCACCGCGGCATGATCCTGTCTCTGCAAAAGTTCAAGGGCGGCCGGGACTGGACCCATCAGCGCTTCGTGCCCGGAGGTCTCTCCCCCGGCACCTTCAAGGAAATCATCGAGGGATACGAGCCGGTCGTTCCCAACTTCTGGGATCTTGAGACTCCGAGCGGCACTAGGAGAACCCTCATTCTTATGCCTCGGGGGCATCTTTAAGAGTACGATCATGATGGGCCACATGGTACAGTGGATCATCAATTACCCGAATATTCGCATCTTACTAAGTTCGGGAACCGGAGATCAGGTCCATGGCTTCCTCAAGGAAATCAAGCAGCACTTCCAGTTCAACGATATGTTCCGCTGGCTCTTCCCGGAGTTTTGCCCGCCGGCAAAGACTGCCAAAGACTTCGGCAATCAAGATGAATTCACGGTGCCTAACTGTCGACGCCCTAATGCCAAAGAGCCCACTGTGGGAACTGTTTCAGTCGGGGCAGTTGTAGCCAGTAAGCATTATGACGTAATCGACAACGACGATGTAGTGGACAAGGAAAATGTCAGAACCCCGGAACAGATTCAGACCGTCAAGCAACATCTGGGTATGCTCTGGCCCCTCCTCGAAACGGCTCCTGATTCGGACACTCGACCGATTGGATATCAGCGAGGCTGGTGGTATCTGGTTGGCACGACTTACGATTTTTCGGATGCTTACGCAACCGTCCTTGATGAAGAGGCCAAAAAGGATACCAAAACTTACCATGTGTACAAGCAATCGGCTATTCTGGAGGGCGAATTAAGCAAGGAAGACTGCAAGGCCGACTGTGATCTCCCCAAGCTGCATCCGGTCTACAAACACTGTAAAGTCCTCTGGCCAAGTCGGTTGCCGCCCGAAGGACTCCTCGCTATTGCCGAAGACCCGTTACAGGGGTGGGGAGTCCTCTCCTCTCAGTACCTGATGAACCCAATCCCGGACAAGGCGGGCCTGGTCGAGTCCCAGGACCAGATTGTATGGATCCCTCCCAAGGTGATAAAAGAACTTTATGCCTACCTCAACTTACACATTACTGTGGATCTGGCGGGGATGGAACCATCAACAAATAAGCTGGCGGATAACGACTTTACCGTCATTAACCTGCACGGGTTCGGTCACGACGGAACCCTATATATACTCTCCATCTTACGAGGGCGTTACACTCCCTTTGAGGTTATCGACCTTCTCTTCAAGATGGTTCAAATTCATCCCCGACTGGTTGACATCAAGGTTGAAAAAGAAGCTCACGCCCGTGTACTTCTTCCTTTCCTTAAAAGGGAAATGTCTAAACGTAACAAATGGCTTCCGATTGTGGAGATTCGACGGGATAATCGTACCTCCAAGCAGCAACGCATCAAGGGCCTTCAACCCTGGTTCGCCAACGGTTCCATTAAGTTCGCCGACAATCAACCCAACAAACTCGCCATCATCAACGAGATCATGCGCTTCCCCAAATACGCCCATGATGATGTTTTGGACACGATAGCGGACGCCATGCAAAACCGGGACGGAGGCGTGAACTCGGATGTACTCCCGCAAGAGAAACCAGGGTTTATTGGGACCAGTCGATCGGTAAGATTACCGGATGGTTCCGTGACGGTGGCCAACTTCAATCCCGATCTCAAAAACCTGATGGACAGAATTATGGGAAACAAGGATCAGGAAGAAAACAGTGGTACAGTGGATGTCGTGACCGGTTGGTAGTCTATGCCAGCAGATGACGCACAGGGATCGCTAACTAATTTCTCAATGGCCGCCACCCCCGCGGTCAACGCTCCCACCAATCTCAAGAACGGTCCAGGGTTGCCCGCGCTCACTACCGAAGAAAGGGAAAATCCGAAGCTACCCTCGGATCAATGGTCTGATACCTATGCCGCTCAAATCTCCCTCGGAGACTTCAAGAAGGCAGAAGGGTACCGCACCATCAATCACGATTGGCGGTTCCGAGTTAGTGATCAGCTTTACCTCGCTTGGACTCAACGTAAGACTTGGGAAGGGACTAA